CACAAGCAACATGGACGCAAGCGCGTTTGTCTTAGGTCGCCATTTTACGGCACTAAATAAACATATTGCTGAGCTGTACAATTACACTATGGACATATTTTATGCATGTGGAGCAAGTGCAGAGCAGATTGGAATTTGGTTGACCAGAATGGTGGATCGTTCGAGGACAGGTGCCATGGTCTATGGTGATGATATGGTCTTGGTAATTGCTGGTTGTGTAATCGAAGGAGACTTGTGGAGAATGGATACGACGGTACGTGCGGAGATTCTAGCAGTACTAAGTGATAAACAGCTATCAGATCCTTTTGCCCATAAAGTGGCTAACCTGATGATTGATAAAGTTGGAAGAAGCACCTGTGGCATCAAGTTGAAGTACCATGGTAAACGTGGTAGCGGAGATCATGATACCACAGTTGGCAATTCAGACATCAACATCAATATGGTTAAGTCATTCTTTTACGGGTTTGATAGTGATCCTAATCCATATGATCCAAAAGAAAGACCAATCAGAGACGTACTTGTTCAACAGAGCAGTGAAACTTCAGAACAGTGGTTGGAGCGTATTTTATCAATGTTAGAAAAACATTTCGCAAAGGCAGGCTTAGTATTAGAAGCCAAGATTTGTGACATTGACACAGTAACGTTTTGCAACTCAAGATTCTGGCCAGTAAAACCACAGTACACAAGTTACGGGCTTGTGACTAGGGTCCTGGGACCAAAAATTGGTAGGTTCATGAGCAAGATTGGACATGATGCGTATGGACATGAATCTTATGATACGAGAAAGTACTTGGTTAGCATTGCAAAAGGCTGGAGAGATAGCCTTAACCATGTACCAGTATTAGGTCATCTCATTGAGACTCTCCGAAATTGGGATGGACCAGATTTTGAGCCATACAAAAAGGTAATGCGCAAGCTTCAATATAAACCTAAAACAGGATATAAATTTGAAGCGAGTGAGGCCACTTATCGAATGTACGAAAAAGTGTACAAAGTGGGCCGTGAGACTATTCAAGAAATTGAAAATCTCATCAAGCTACCATTTCCTAGAATGGTATCTCACCCAGCATTACCTCGCATAGTTAACGAGGACAACTAAGGCTAACACATTTTAATGGTGAGGACACTTAGGTGAAGTGATGCGCCCACCGGCATCTACCAAGTGTTAGTCTAAGCTTCTAGGTGAGGCACGAAAATTTCAGTTAGAGCACAGGCTTCTAGTTGAAATTATTTTGGTAAAGTGACATTTATAAAAGATTATCACGAATATATCCAATTTTTGGAATTTATTATAACAACTTTGTCGTTTTTAATAGCAGTTTGTGAATATTACTATTTGTATAATGTCATCGAAACAGAAAAAGACGAAGAACAAGACTTTGTCAATGAGTTCAGATGTAACTCATGTTCAGACTATCAAACGTTTGCAAAAGGATCAAGCGAAGTTATTGGCGTCACATCAAGGTATGGTAGCGAATGTGTTTAGTAACACAAAAGCGCTAAATGCTTTGAATGAAGTGGCATTGCCTGCGAAGAAACCTATAGGTGCAGGGGGTCGAGTAGACATGGACCACAACGCAAAC